AGAAAACTCATGGCGAAAGTTAAAGCCGATAACTACCCTAGAACAATCAATCAGTATGTTCCACTAATGGAATTTGCTTCTGATGTTGTAGGTGATATGGTAATTGTTTCCCTTGGAGCACCAGCAACTTTAGATGCTGATGGTATCTGGGACGGAGTAAGTGCCACTGACTCAGCTACTTCCTTCACTTCTGCTGACTATAAAACTACCTTTGATGGTAGTGCTACTAGTCTAACTAGTACTGCTGGCATGATTGATGCTAAATATGGGCGTACTTTATCCTGCACAGGTAGTGCTGGAGCTGATCATGTATGCACAATTAGTGGTCGGGACTATCTTGGCCAACTCATGAAAGAGAACATTACTCTTAGTGGTACTGGAGTTATTGCTGGTAAAAAAGCTTTTAAGTATGTCGATAGAATAGACATTGCTACTGGAGCAGCTAGTGATACTGTTGATGTAGGTTGGGCAGATATACTTGGTCTTCCCTATGCAGCTACTAGTATGCTTAGTGATTATGAAGATGGCGTAATCGCTGGTGGTGCTATGACTGCTGCAATTACTACTGATCCTCAGACAGCTACTACGGGTGATCCTCGTGGGACGTTCGATGGAGCATCAGCTAGTGATGGGGCTATTGTGCAAGAAGTCCGTTATTTGTGTAATACAAGTAATCTTCACGGTGTCGCGCACTTTAAAGGCTAGACATAGAAGATTAGTGAGAGAATGTTGTCCTCCCCTTCATTCTCTCACTATTTTTCAAAAGATTGTAGGATTTAATGAGTACATTATCTCAATTAATAGTTCGTACTGCTGATAGATTATCAATGGTAGCAGGTACAGGTGTTCAGACTTATGCTGAAGACCGAATAGCTGAAATGATCCAACATAAATTTGATGTCCTATTTGATGAAGTGTTCTGGCCTCAGTTTCTTTCTTGGAATAAGTTAACACTTGATGGCACATTAGGACTAGTAACAACTGATCTAACTGAATTAATAAAACGCTATGAAGATATCAGAGTTATTTTCCCAGAAAATTCTAATACTCCATTAACAATTATCTCTGGTTTAACTACAAATCCTTATGAATTAAGTGGTACTGCTCCAATTCATTATGAAGCTCTGGGACCAACAAGTACTTATAGTACGTCTAGAGTATTTAATATTTGGCCTAAAGCATCTACAGGTGACATTATTATACAGTACAGAACAAAACCAGATACGTTTGTTAGTACTGATGAGATTAATTTTGATGATCAAGCTCTTATCTTAGGCACTGTCTTTGATTACTTAGAAGATGATGGCACAAATCCAAATGCCTCACAGAAATTCCAATTAATGTTTGAAGCTAGAATTAAACAATTAAAAAACATTTACAACTCCGCGCCTATTAGTCTTGATCCTGTTACCTCTACGCCAAATACATTTACTTTTGTAGAACTTACTTAATGTCAGAATTACAAAAAACTTTAGCAAAAAGAGAAGGTAAGAAAACTGCTGCTTGGCAAAGGAAAGAAGGCCAAAATGAGTCTGGAGGTCTAAACCAAAAAGGACGCGATAGTTACAATAAGAAAACTGGAGGCAATCTTAAAGCTCCAAGTAAAAAAGTAGGAAATAAACGTAGAGCCTCTTTCTGTGCTAGGATGAGTGGCATGAGAAAAAGACAAAAACCTAGTAACAATACTGGTGATGATAGATTATCTAAATCATTACGAGCTTGGAACTGTTAGGAATGCCAGATACATTCTTATTCCCAAGAAACGGAAAAATTAATCGAACCAATCAGATGCTTGATGCAACTGTTCGAGATTTTTCTGGTGGGTGGAATGTTGTTGACAATGATTTAAACTTATCAAACAAATTCTCTAAAGTATTAGAAAACATGCAGCTTGGCGTTGATGGTGCAAATGAAGTTAGACCAGGAACAGTATTGTTTGCAGACACAAATGAGTATCTAGATTCAATTATAAACTGTGAGTACTATAGTGGACATATAATTGCTGTAGGCAGTAATGGAAAGATAGTAAGAATAAATTCTGATGGAGTTGTAAACGAAATCTGGTCTGATACTTGGGCAAGTTCTTTGCCAGGAAATCCTTCTGGATGGACTAGTAGCACATTTGTTTCTTTTGCTGTATTTAATGGTGATCTAATAGTATGCAATGGAATTAATAAACCTGTCATAATAAATAACAGTTTACATGTTGAGTATCTAAAAGACTTAGCTACAAATACAAATACAAATGTCCCTATAGCTAGGTTTGTTGTTGCTCATGGACGTTATTTAGTTATGGCTGGAGACTTAGTTGAAGGTTCTCAAGACACATTATACATTTCAGCGACAGATGTTAGTGGTACTTGGGTAGGAGATGTTTCACCTAATGACGCTGTTACTCTTAGCTTAGGTTCTAGAGTTCCTAGTGGCTCTTTTGTTATTAAAGGTTTGGGACGTTTTCGTGATAAACTAATGGTAATGTTTGAAGATGCTGTTCTTCCTGGCACACTTGGAACATTTTTAGGTTCAGCACATAATCCTACATTTGATGATGCAATAGAAAACGTGGGTGTATTATCTCACAGAGTAATTCAAACTGTAGGAGAAGACATTCTCTTTGGAGATGTTAATGGGGTATCTTCTATTAAACGTGCATTGTTTACTGGTAGTACAACAAGTACTCGTAACTCGCAGCTAATAGATCCTGAGTATCAAAAAGTACTTAATAAGTTAAAATCTACTGTAGCTATTGAAGATTCTGTATGGAGTCTATGGGATAGTGCTAATACTAATTACATGTTCTTTATCCCTGACGGGCCTACTGATGCTACTACAACAGAATTTCGTTGTTTTGTTTACAAAAAGAATACTGCTCTTAAGATTGATTCTTGGTCTGATTGGCGTAATTGGAAGTTTAGATCTGGTTGTCGATCAGCATTAAAAAGTATTTTTCTTACTACAGGTTCGCAAGTATTTCGTTTAGGAGAGTCTACTCAAAGTCAAGTGTATACTGATTATAAGGGGGACCAAGAAATGTTTGATGATAATACAGTATTTACAGATCAAAAAGGTTTCACTCCTGTAGCGAATATAGAAGACAGTGGCGTACCAATTCCATTTATATGGGAGCTTCCTTGGAGTGATGCTAACGATAGATTTAAAACAAAAAACAGTCGTTACATTAACTTTGATACTGAGGGAGATAACAAGTTCTTAGTTGAAATGTTTACTGATAATATATATAAAGATAAGACAGACTTTGGTGAGGATTGGGAAGAAGACAATCTAAAGTTTGATGATTCTTCTGGTTGGGATGTTGATGTATTAAACCCAACATTGTCTATGGTGTTTCAAGGTGGTGATTCTCCAGGATTTGGTGGAGATCACTTTGGAGAAGACTACGGAGGAGGAAGACCGACAAGGTTAGAAAAGCTATATGCTTGGACAACTAAATATAAGCTACAGAAATTAAGATTGTCAGGAGAAGCTGTAAAACAATTGAAAATTATTTCGGTTTCTTTAGCATACTTAAGTGGCTCTATTAGGAGATAATTATGACTAGTGCTGTTGATTCGACATTTCCCGCTGATAACGTGAAAGTATCTAAAGCCACATTTAGGGCGCAGATGCTAACAATCAAAAACGAAATTAGTGCTTTACAAATTCGTACTGGTGTTGCGAGTGCCAAAGCATACTTTAATTATATAACACCAGAAGAAGTTGATGCTCGTATTAGTAGAGTACGTGCATTATCGTTAGGAATCCCACGTAATATTGCATACGGTATTACATCAATCTAAAGGAGAATAAATATGTCGGATAGAATTGGCGTATTAGGCGAAGCTACTGTTGCTACTGCAGCAACAACTACTGTGTATACAGTACCATCAGGTAAGGCTGCGCGTGTTAAAATCATGTGGGCAGGTGCTTCTCATGCATCAACAGCTACTGGTGATTTAACAATTACTGTTAATGGAATTAATGTTGCAGTTATACTTAATATGACAGCAGCAAGGTTCTTACATTCTAATAGTACATTGCTAGTTAATCCAGAAACTGCTGCAGCACCTACAGGAGCTACTGCATTACTAACTGTTTCTCCAGCACCATTTGAATACTATCTATCTGCTGGTGATACTGTTACTTATACTGTTGGTACGCTTACAATGGTAGCAATGAACATGCAGGTTGTTGGAACAGAAATAGACGTTTAGGATTTGATATGACTGAAACAACTAATTTTAGTTTCAACCTAACCGACTTTGATAAGATTCCTTGGCATACTGAAGAGCACGATAATTGGCATTTAGCTGATGCTTTGTTAGCTCGTTATCTTGCTGTTAGTAATGTACAAGGAGTTTGGCAAAATGCTTTAGCTGTTACAGTTGGTCAACGATATATTGATTCGGTTAGTGATACTATTTGGGAAGTGTTAGTAGCACATACAACTCCTAGTACAGGATTGTTTAGTGTTGCTAGAGCTGCTGATAACAGTAACTGGCAGCCTGTAAGTGTTGATGTATCTTTTGGTGGTGCCTGGACAGAAGGTACTGCATATTCCGTAAATGAGTTTATCTTTGACGGTGGTCGTTATGGTGTTGTTACTGCAGCACATACAGCTACTACAAGTTATGATGCTGAAGTACTCGCTAGTAATATTATTACCTTAATAGATGTTAATGATCTTATTAGTGAATCACCTGTAATAAATGATTTAGCTACTGGCAGTTCTGCTACTGTAACTTATAGTGGAGCTACTGGTATATTTACTTTTGGCATTCCTACTGGAGCTACTGGCGCTACAGGAAATACAGGAGATACAGGAGCTGCTGCTACAATTGCTGTGGGAACTGTAGCTACTGGAGGCATTGGTAGTTCAGCTACTGTGGTTAATGCTGGATCCACAGCAGAAGCAGTATTTAATTTTAGTATTCCAGTAGGTGCTACAGGATCCACAG